ATGGCACGACAAACCAGACCATTAACCAATACTGAAGTTAAAGCAGCTAAAGCGGACGACAAGCCAGTAGTGCTTTACGATGGTGACGGACTAGAGCTACTGATTAAACCCACCAGCAATGCAAAGCTCTGGCGTTTTCGCTACTACAAACCCACCACCAAAAAACGCGCTATGATGGCATTTGGTGCCTACCCTACTGTTTCTCTTGCGGATGCTCGACGCATGAGAGACGAAACACGCCAGCTATTGGCGAATGGTATCGATCCTCTCGCCAATCGTGAAAATGAACGTCTACGAGATGAAATGACCAAAGGCAACACTTTCCAGAAAGTCTCCGCTGATTGGTATGAAGTAAAGAAATCACAACCACTGGCCGAGAACACCATTAAAGATATCTGGCGTTCGCTGGAAAAATACGTGTTCCCGTTCATCGGAACCTTACCGATCACACAGCTTACCGCTCGTCACTTCATCACCGCACTGGAACCGATACAGGCCAGTGGCAAACTGGAAACAGTCAAACGGGTAAGTCAGCGAATTAACGAGGTAATGGATTATGCGGTTAACTCTGGGCTGATTCCTGCGAATCCCGCAGCCAAGATCCGCAAAGCGTTTCAGACGCCGGTGAAAACTCATATGCCGACCATTCGGCCAGAGGCATTACCTGGCTTGATGAAAACGCTATCGGTCGCCAGCATTGAGTTACAGACCCGCTTATTGATTGAATGGCAGCTACTCACCGTTACCCGCCCTGCCGAAGCCGCAGAAACCCGCTGGTGTGAAATAAACCTTGCGGAGAACACCTGGACGATCCCCGCTGGCCGCATGAAGATGCGCCGTGAGCACGTTATTCCCCTGCCCCCGCAGGCATTAGCCATTTTGGACGCTATGAAGCCCATCAGCGGCCACCGGGAATACCTGTTTCCTTCCAGTAAAGACCCTAAACAGCCGATGAACAGTCAAACCGCTAACGCCGCATTGCGCCGTATGGGGTACAAAGGCGTTCTGGTATCTCACGGCCTACGTGCCATATTCAGCACTGCCGCCAATGAAGAAGGCTTCCCGCCAGATGTGATTGAAGCCGCCCTCGCCCACGTAGACACCAACGAAGTGCGCCGCGCCTATAACCGATCCACTTATCTGGAACAGCGCAAAATATTGATGTGCTGGTGGGGTGAATTTGTGGAAAGTGCCGCTACTGGCAAGACGTTAGCATCTGAAGGGGTGCGCGGTTTACGGATGGTTGGCGAGTAGTGGATAAAATTACAGTAAAAATCACACCCAAGTAGAAAAAATGACGTTATTATGCGCATTCCGGTGATAACCGATAGAAACCGAACAAGCCGCGCCTAGGGTAGCTCCCGAACGCCCTTCCCTACAGGGCTGGCGCTGGCTTTTATCACGTAGGGCTATGCGAGGGGCGTAGATGACCGATTTTTCTTTGCTGGATATACCCGCACACATTCGTATTCAGTCGATTATTACCGCTGATCAAGCCGCCTTAGTTATGGCTGGCTTGATTGATGAAGTGGACAGCGTTATAGCGGCTGAAATGGGTAATTTCGTCAACTGGCGAACAGCTAAGGCATATAAAAAAGCCATATTGGACGATGTTAGATTAGGAGATCTCCGTCCAATAGTAGCCCATCGAATTGATGAAGATATTAACGCCATTTACGAGATAGAAATTAAAAAAGAATTAATTGGCGTAAATACAAAAATTGACGATGCGGAGTTCCACGCTGCCGATATATGGAATTGGGTAGATGACGTGTTATTAGAATTAGAAGCCAACCAAGGCGGACGGAAAATTGCTAGAAGTAATACCGCCCTACCCCATACTCCAGCTCAAGAAACGATCGCGCCACCACCCCGTGAAATCAATCAAGAATCAGAAACAATCGCAGTCTTGAAGAACAGAGTATCCGAATTGGAAGGAGAAATTGAGACGTTAAAGAAATTCACCCCTTGCCACATTGGCTCATTTGTCGGAAGTGCCGATAAAGACCCGTTATTTCAGGCTATCAGGATAAGAAATGCCGAATGGGTGAACTATGACCCTAACAATAACGACACCAGAGCAAACCAACAATCAATAATTACAGACCTGAAAGACAATTATGGATTTGTTGAAGCCACCGCCAAAGCCATAGAAAAAGTCGCTTGCCCCATCGATCGTAATCCGTCTAAAACCGCTTAAAACCTACCGTGAGGGTAAACACCCTCAACCCTCACGGTAAGTCACCGTAACCCCAAATGGTGTTGCCCTGACACTAATTGGCTGTGTCAACATCCCCACATCACCGGAATCCACCGGTATCGTTGGAGATAGATAAGATGGCACCAGCAGAAAGAAAAATCCTACTGAAAAAAGAAGTTAAGGCGATTCTGCGTCTTAAATCTGATAGCGCATTTCAGGACATGATCAACGCAGGAGAATTCCCCAAAGGCTTCCGTATTGGTATGCGTCGTGTTGGCTGGTTTGAAGATGAAGTTAATGCCTGGTTGAATCAACGTATCGCAGAACGCGATCAGATGACGGGGGCGTGACATGTCACAAATGAAAAACGCCCGTGCTACCGAGCGTCAACTTGAACAAATAAAACCTGCTGCGCAAACTAATATTGCTGGTGGACATAATAGCCAGCCAGGGCGGATAAGGCCAGTCCCTAAAAAACATCGTGCGCGGGTTTTCATGCTGCGTTCCGGTGCTGGTGGATTTACTGAAAACGACATTCTCCGCCATTGCCACCTTTCTTCTGGCCGGAATTACGCTACCGAGTTAGAGCGCCTGCTTGATATTCAGTTAGAGCGTATTGACGAGCCAAACGCAGACGGGATCGGCAGTCACTATCGTTATCGGTTTGCAAAGCGTGATGATATTTTCCGTGTCATTCGGCTGCTAAATAACAATGCCGATATTAACGGCCACCAGCCGCTTACCCAGCAAGAAATTAACCATATCCTGAGCCTGTACCCGGATTACGCCGCCAGCTAACGGAGCCTGATTTTATGACATCAAAAAATAATGACCTTAACGGTCAGGGATTCGCTCACCCCGAAAACAGCCAGAGCGATATTTTCAGAAATGACTTTGCCGCGATTGTCCCAGTTATTTCTGGTCGAATTGGGGGAAATGAAACCAGTGTTGTGAGTGCCAAAGCTTTACATATTGCGTTAAGTGTAGGGCGCGATTTTGCCACCTGGATTAAAGGCCGTATTGAAGAATATGGCTTTATCGACAATGTTGATTTTTTGACCTTTGATTCCCCCATTCTGGTGAATCAATGTATCGATAGTGACCTGTCAGACCAAAAATGGAAAACAGGCCGGGGCGGAGATCGTCGCAGTAAGGATTATGTGCTGTCACTCAACATGGCAAAAGAACTGGCAATGGTTGAACGCAACGAGCAAGGCCGTGCCGTTCGTCGCTACTTCATCCAGTGCGAAGAAGCACTACAGCTTAGCGTACCGGAAGTGGCCGCACGTTTCCGTCGCCAGCTAAAAGCCCGTTTGACCGCTGCAAATTACTTCAAGCCGATGTGTGCCGCATTGGAAATCGCCCGCTCTGAACTGGGCAAAAAAACGCTACCGCACCACTACACCACCGAGAGCAACATGATCGCCCGCCTGGTATTGGGTGGCCTAACGGCAAAAGATTGGGCGCGGGTTAATGGTATTGCAGGAGAGCCACGCGACAGCATGAGCGCGGATCAGTTGGAACACCTTTCCTACCTTGAACAGACCAACATCACGCTGATCGAACTAGGGCAGGATTATCACCAACGAAAGGCTGAGTTAACCCGACTGTCTCAACGCTGGATGGCAAAACGTTTGGGGGTAAACCATGCGTAATGCTTCCATGTTGTTAATCAACACTGCGCACACTGTACGCAAAAACCGCTTGCCGTTTGCGGCAAATATGGGCTATGGTCATATGGCACCAGCAAAATCTGGTGCCGGGATTGGCGTCTCGGTAATGATTAAGGCGACACATGACGCGCCTAGCGTCTTTTTTTGTGTCCTCACATCTGCACACCCTTTTTTCAGCGTTGCGGTTATAATTCGCGGCGCTCACAAAGTAATGGTGGGCTGGATGGGGGCTTCTTCGGAAGCGCCGGTTTCCTTGATCGCCGGTTACGCCAACCCTGTTCAGTCCACCACCAGCAAGATTGGCGTCTTTGGTGGTGGGTTTAAAACCCCGATCAAGGAGGCGGCCAAATGGCTACTACCCCTACCCAAAAACCGCAATTTGTTTGGCTTATTGCCGCCGTTCGCCGTGACGGTGCGACGATCACCCCTGTTATCCACCATATCCCTGCTGTTTCTGAGCGTGAAGCCCGCCGCGTATTGGTTCGTGATCATGTCTGCTTTTTTGCTGGTCGCCTGCCCGTTCAGGAGGTGCGCTATGTTCGATAACACCCCGTTAGCGCTGGAAGAAATTATCGACCAATGCCGCGCACTGGCCTACGCCACCGTAAAAATCGATGACCCACAAGCGCGTGAAATTCTGCTGTTTGTCCTGCAAGAGCGTATCGAGCACCTGTACCGCACCAGCCATGCAGAACCTGCACAAGCGGAGGTGTCCCGTGCCTAATAACGCGCAAAACGCAGTTACTGAAGAGTTCAAGGGTATGGCGATGGATCCTGAGGATGCGATCACCAATATCGCCGGATTGCTGAATGCAGGCATGTTTCTGATGAATACCAAGTGCCACCGTAGCGTAGGCATTGAGTTAATTAACATTGCCCATGATTACGCCTGTGAAGTTTCTAAAGGGGGTAGCCATGCGTGAGCTGATTTCTGTAGGTGCGCGTTTCGTTCTGAACGATAGCGAAATGTCGGTGGTTATCCGGGAACAAACGGATGACCGAGTTGTGTTCTCCTTTGAACAATACCCGAATGCTAGCCACAGCTACCAGCGGGGTGCGTTTATTCGTGACTTTTCCCCATTAGGCACAAGTAGTGATGGAGTGGGTGCGGAGGTTCCTCATGCCTAACCAAACGCCAACCGTTACCACCACGCTGCAAGTTACCCCTGATTTCACAGGGCGCGTGCTGGTGTACGTGAAGAACGGCAGAGCCACCAGCGACCGCCGACTATTCGATGATGAGCTGGTGGCGGGACTCGATACCTTTCTGGAGCTGGCAACCCGTGCGGGCTATCAGGTGATTTCACCGGACACAGGAACGGCAGCATGAGCAGACAGGTTTATGAGATTTGTTGCCAGGTTGAGGAAGCGTTACACCACGTCAAAAAATCGAAAGAGATCCTTGATATGTGGCTGAACCTCATCCCGGACGACGAAGCCCGCGAGGGTGAATCTATCCGTGTTGCTATCGTGATGGATCAGGTTATCGAAGCCATTTCCTGTCTGAAAAAGGCGGAAGATATGGGTGCGATTAAGACAGGAGGCACAAAGTGAACCGGCTACTTTCCTTTTCCACGCTGGCGACGCAATCCGCCAATGAGCACATCGAGGCGCTGCCCGAGGGTATCCGTATTACGCATCAACACCCCGTGATACAAAGCGGTGAGGTGCTGCTGATAACCTTTGATGAAGGTGTTGCCCGTCTGGATAGCGATGTTTACGACCATGCCTTATTAACCGGTATTCACATGATCCGCGCACTGACTGACGCCGTTGTGCTGGGTTACTTCCAGCCCAGTGACAGGCAGCAATTGATTCTATGGCGCTGGTTCGTCTCGGTGAAATTCGTGCTTGAACAGGAAGCGGCAAACGGCCATATCACCGTATTCGATGAGCAGGGACGCCAGACGACCGCTGTACTGTATCGCGGCAAATACGGCGACATTCCCATTTATCCTCATGCCGAGCGTTCTGCTATCGCCAGCACTGTAGAGCGCGGGCTGGTGGAGTGTTATGGCGAAGAGGAAGGGTTACGTCATGCGCTGACGTTCTATGTCGCCATGATTGATTTTGCCGCTGATGGGCTTACCGATATCGGGCGCGGCGTGATGGCGAAACTTCATGACGGCGCCATACAGACCATCAAGCTGGGTGGCGCACCACTCACACCAACGGCGCACTGAGGGCGAGTGAATGCGTAATATCGATTTTATCCGCAAGGTATCCGCCGCTGCGGCGGGGCGCTGGCCTGATGTGCTTTCTCAGTTAGGGATTGAAGTTTCCCGTCATCCCACAACGCTGACCCCTTGCCCGGCCTGTGGCGGTACCGATCGCTTTCAGTTCGATAATCTGGAAGGGCGCGGGACATGGCATTGCCGCCACTGTGAGCCGGAAGCCGGTGACGGGCTGGCACTGGTGATGAACGTTCGCCAGTGTGCCGCGATGGACGCCGCACAACAGGTGGCGGAGGTACTGGGTATCGATACACGGACACGGGAACAGGCCACCAGCCAGAACGAACCCCGACAACCGCCAGCGGAGAATAACGGGCGCTCCCCTGCCGTTGAAGAAAAAGCCCAGCGCTTTGCCGCACGGCTGGCGACGCTGACCACGCAGGCACAGCCGGGGGAGTCTGCTTATCTGGCTGGAAAAGGATTAACCGGCTTTTCGTATCCGCTGCTGCCTGATAGCTCCCTGCTGCTGGCATTACAGAACGAGAACGGTACGGACACCGCCGCACAGACGATAAAGCCCGATGGTACTAAGCGACTGGTGACGGATTCCGCCAAACGCGGCGCGTATCACGCGGTTAACGCACTGGAACAACCTGACACGGTGATTATCGCTGAAGGACTAGCGACGGCGTTAAGCGTTCACCTGATGCGCCCGGAGGCGTTGACCATCGCGGCTATCGATGCGGGCAACATGGTGCCGGTGGCAAAGGCAATGCGCACACAGTATCCCCACACGCAAATCATCCTTGCGGCGGATAACGACATCGTGGCAGGTAAGCCGAACGCGGGGAAAGACTGGGCAGAGAAAGCCGCCCGTGAGGTGAACGGCTGGGTAGCCCTTCCCCCTACCGATGAAAAAGCCGACTGGGACGATTACCGCCAGCAACACGGACTGACCGCCGCGACGCAGGCGTTTGCCGATTCGCTCTATCCAGTGTCTAGCGGTGATAAACCGACACGTGACGACCCGTTAAAGCCGCGTGTTGAGAGCCGCAAAGATGGCGTTTTCTGGCTGACGCCCAAAGTGGATAAAGACAGTGGCGAAGTGATCAACAACGAAAGCTGGCTATGCTCCGCGCTGAACGTGGTGGGCATTGGTCGGGATGAAAAAGACCAATACCTGATACTGCGCTGGCGGGCAATCGGCGCAAACGCGGATACCACGCAGGCTATCCCGTTGGCTGATATCGGTGAACGCGAAGGCTGGCGAACGCTGAAAAACGGCGGCGTGAACGTCACCACCAAAAACAGCCTGAGGGCGATACTAGCCGACTGGCTCCAGCGCAGCGCCGTGCATGAGATTTGGCATATCGCCCATGCGACGGGCTGGCAGTGTGGTGCCTACATCATGCCGGACGGTGAAATTATTGGACAACCCGACAGGCCGGTACTGTTCAACGGTCGCAGCTCTGCGGCGGCGGGCTACACCGTCAAAGGCACTGCCGAAAGCTGGCGTCACAGCATTGCGCGACTGGTGGACGGTAACTACTCCATGATGACCGGCATAGCGGCGGCGTTATCCGCTCCTCTTATTGGCTTATCTGGTTCGGACGGATTCGGTATCCATTTCTATGAGCAATCCAGTGCCGGTAAAACCACGGCGGCGAATGTCTCCGCCAGTCTGTACGGCAATCCCGATTTATTGCGTCTGACGTGGTACGGCACCGCGCTGGGGCTGGCGAACGAAGCCGCCGCCCACAATGACGGCCTGATGCCGCTGGATGAGGTCGGGCAAGGCGCTGACCCGGTGAGTGTAGCGCAAGCTGCCTATGCCCTGTTTAACGGCGTGGGCAAGCTACAGGGAGCCAAAGAAGGCGGCAACCGGGATTTAAAGCGCTGGCGCACGGTGGCGATCAGTACCGGGGAAATGGATTTGGAAACCTTCATTGCCAGCGTGGGCAGAAAAACCAAAGCCGGGCAACTGGTACGCCTGCTGAATATCCCGTTAAGCAAAGCGATGCGCTTTCATGAGCACAGCAACGGCAAACAGCACGCCGATGCGCTGAAAGATGCCTATCAGCAGCACTACGGCGCAGCCGGGCGTGAATGGATCAAGTACCTTGCCGACCACCCGCAACAGGCTATCGAGGCCGTGAGAGCTGCCGAAATGCGCTGGCGCGGGTTAATTCCATCTGACTATGGCGAACAGGTTCACCGCGTGGCCGCACGGTTTGCCGTGATGGAAGCGGCGCTATCGCTGGGCAAGGTTATTACTGGCTGGGATGAGCAGACGAGCCGCGACGCAATACAGCACAGCTTTAATGCCTGGGTACGTGAATTCGGTACCGGCAACAAAGAGCACCAGCAGATTATCGAGCAATGTGAGGCGTTCCTGAATGCGTGTGGGTTAAGCCGGTTCGCGCCATTGCCCTACGATAACGCCAGCCTGCCTATTCGGGATTTAGCTGGATACCGTGACCGAGGTAAACACGACGATTCACCGATGGTGTTCTACACCTTCCCCGCCGCGTTTGAGGGCGAAATTGCCAAAGGGTTTAACGCCAAACAGTTTGCCGAAATCCTGCGCGGTGCGGGCATGTTGACCCCGCCCACCAGCGGGCGCGGCTATCAGCGTAAGTCTCCGCGTATTGATGGGCGACAGATAAACGTCTACGTCCTTCAGTATCGCCCGGAGGACGGCCAGCCAGAATAGGATTTATTCACACACGTAGAAAGTGTGTTGGTTCAGTCAGTTCAGTTGGTTCAATGTGTAAAGATGATTGTTATGTAAGGAAAATATTTTCCATGTTGAACCAACACTGAACCAACAAAGGGGCATTTTGAACCAACAGCGATAAATGGCTGAGGGGAGGAAAACAACCATGACAGCACAGATTTCCGCTTATGGCCGTCTGGTGGTGGATGTACAGAGCCGCACCACCAGCAACGGTAACACCATGAGTTTCACCCGTATGGCGGTACCGTTGCCCTGTCAGAAGGCAGAGAACGGCGAAGCTACTTTCTGGCTGGCGGTGACGGCCTTTGGCAAACAGGCTGACGCGCTGGCGAAACACCAGAAAGGCGACATGGTGAGCGTATCGGGCAACCTGCAAATCACCCAGTGGACAGACGGCCACGGTAACGCACAAACCGGCTACCAGGTGATTGCCGACAGTGTAGTGAGCGCCAGAACGGTACGACCCGGAGGCCGCAAGGGTGCCACAGGTCAACCCACTGACGCATTGCGCCGCGCACACGAACAGAGCGCACAAGGTAATAGCCACAACGCACCCGATTTTAGCGATGACGCGCCATTTTGAGGAACGCCATGATGACCGAGAACACACGCACGGTATTACGTCTGAAACGCGCCACCGTGAGCAAGGCGACTACGCCGGGACATGTCACAGCCGACACCTCACGGGCGACGGAACAAACAGGCAATAAGCAGAACCGTAAGAACCGGAAAAAACTCGAACGGCTGGTTTTACTCTGGCCGGACGCCTTCAATCTGGAAAATCCCCGCCCGCTGGCAATCGGGATCGATAAGGCGCTGGCGGCCGATATTGAACGCCGCCAATTATCCGGCGCGGGTTCGCTGCGCTTTTCGCTGGGGTTGTATGTCCACCGTTCTGCTTACGTCAAAGCGCTGGCCGCTGGTGGACAACGTTACGACCTGAACGGCAAGCCTCAGGGGGAAGTCACCGCTGAACAGCAAGAGCGTGCCAGAGCGCAGCGCAAGCAGAAAACCGCCCTGCGCACAGAGGATGCAAAATGCGCCTGACAGCAGAGCAGAAGGCGGAGATTATCCGTCTCAAACGTGGCGGGATGGGCTACCGCACGATAGCCGCGCATATGGGCATGAAACACCCGACCGTGCGCAGTGTCTGCCAGCGAAGCGGACTGTTTGCGGACAATCCGGCGCATAGGGCGATGTTCTCCATCCCTGAACCGCGCTACAGCACTGCGTTAGCGACCGTCAAACCGTTACCCACACAACGGGTGATTACCGGACACCGCCAGACCGATGCGTATCTGTGGGTGCTGGAGGTTATCAAGCTGGATGAGCCTGCCCACCTGCCAGCGGCGGAAATCGCCCTGCAAAAACTCACCATTACCCCGAAGGAGGCTGAAAAACGCTACCGCAACTGGATGGTGTCGCAGGGGCAAGCGTTGTTTATTGCGGCGTTCAGTACCATCGGGATGGATAATCCACAACGCTGTATTGAGAACGCGAGGAAAGCCATTGATACCGCCAGCCAGGTACGGGCGTATTACGGCAGCTATGAAGCCGCGATGGAGCCAACCGAGCCGGAGTGCCTAATTGAACAATCCGGCTTGCTGGTGGATGAACACTACGGTATGACGCCGGACGAGGTAACGAGCGGAGAATTGAAAGGGCTACGCGGCGTGGAAGTATACGATGCCCGTTCAGCCGCACATCGGGGCTTTTGTGACGTTCTGCCGGAGCCGCACACGCTTTCGGATGTGGTATGTGAGTTTGAATACTGGCGTTGGCTTTATGCGATGCGCAACGCCGCCAGCAAAGAGCTGGGGGATACGTACTATGAACACAATCCATATGTCTGTGATCGGGAAGATTGGCTGGATGGAAAACTATCCACTGTCAGCCCGCTCCACCAGCAGGAGGCACTTGCTGTGCTGAAATGGTTCCTGAAAAGTGACCAGCATCAGGACAGCGGCAAGGATAACGATGCGGTGTATCTCAATCTACTGGGTGGTGGGCTGGACGGGTAAAAACACTGATGAACGGCTATATTCTGAATCAAATACACTTCACCAATATTGATAGAGGATGTGATTGATAATGAATGAGATAGTAATTTGGATTAAAGAATACCGATTGGATTCTATTTTTACCTTCCTATCTGCCATATGTTGGTTAATTTCTAGTCTTTACACATCAAAAACAAAGCCCCATGTCGTAATGCTCACTATGGGAGAAGGTAAGAAGCCAGTAGACATGCATAACTTGGTATTAAGTATGCAAACTCAAGCGAAATGGAATCGATTTGCCGCCTTTTTCGCATCAATAGGGTTCATCTGCCAGACGCTTTAGTTTACAGGGCAATGTCTTACCTATTTTAGTTAAAGACTGAAGGCACACACCAACCGGAGCAATCCGGTTTTTTTACGCCTCAACATCCCATTATTTGCAACATGAATTGATATCGTTTTAATTTATGCAATAATAACCACTGTATAAATATCATGTATGGGGTGTTATATGACCGCACGCGGGAAAGTGGTACCAGTATTACTCAGTAAAGAACAGGTCAGCACAATTCGCCGTCTTCAGGAGCAGGAGCGCAGCAAGTCACCGCTGGGCGTTGCGCCCACCATCCATGTGATTGCTCGTAGCCTGATGGATAAAGCGCTGAAAGATATCGAGGTAACACATGGCTGAAACCATTGATTCGCTTCTGGTATCGCTGGGGCTGGATGTCGATCAAAAATCCTTCAAGGATGCCAACGATGCTCTAAAGGGCGTCAAGGATACTGCCCTGCTGCTGTTCTCTGCTGCGGGGGGGATCACTGGCCTGAATGCGATGACGGCGGGCTTTTCCCGCATGGTGACGGACTTAGAGGCATTCAGTAAGCACGCCAACATTGCCCGTAATGATGTGCTGCGGCTGGGCTATGCGATGGAGCAGGCAGGCGGTAAACGCACCAGCGCCAACAGCCTTATCGATAAGGCTAACTCATGGGCGCTCACCGCCACCTATGGCACGTTCAGCGATAAAGCCTTTATGAATAACGCGGGCGTTAACCCTCATGACCTGCAAGGCAAGGACAGCGTGGAAGTGATCAAGACGATGGCTGATTACTACAACCAGGCGGCGGCGTCCGGCTTTGATGGCCTGCAAAACTTCCGGGAAGGGATGAACATCAATGAAGATGATGAAAAGCTCTTTCGTATGGGGCGTGCAGGCATTGATCGATACTTTGCCGAGTTCAATAAACGCAGTACGGGAGTCAGCGACGATGACGTAAAAATCGGTACGGAATACCGGACGGCGGTCACTGACCTTGCCACCAACATGATGGATTTGAATAACTCCATTGGCGCGCTGCTGACGCCGGAAATCACTAAACTTATCCAGAAAACCGATGAATGGCTGCTGGCGAATAAAACCGACATTGTTTCGTCTATCCGTGAAAGCCTGCCCTACATCAAGGGGATCGCGGCGGGTGTGGCGGTGCTGGCGGCAGCAAAAACGACTAAGGCGCTGGGTATCCCCGGCTTACACAAGCTGGGCTTACCCGTGGCGGCGGCGGTGACGGCAGAGCCGTTTATTGATGGTGCGCTAAACGGCATTTTTGGCGAGTCTGAATACTTCCAGAATATCCGCACGGCGCAAAGTTGGGGCGATTTCGGACAGGCACTGATCGGTAACGGTAAAGGCCGCTACGAGAATGGTCGCTGGATCTCCCCTAATGGTAGCCCTGCCACCAGCCCAACGATGCCACGCAGCGGTGAGCACTCACTGTTTTCCTCCTTAGAAGGCAAATATGGCTTACCACCCGGCGTACTCAATGGCCTTTACCAGACTGAATCCTCTGGTGGCAAAAATCTGATCTCCCCCAAAGGCGCACTGGGACCCTTCCAGTTTATGCCTGGCACAGCCAAAGACATGGGGCTGTACGGCTCTGATGTGTTCAATCTGGAGAAATCCGCTGATGCGGCCGCACGCTATATGCGCCAGTTGATGGACAGGCACAACGGCAATCTGCCCAAAGCGCTGGCGTCGTATAACTGGGGCATGGGGAACGTGGACGAGTACGGCATGAACGCCATGCCAGCGGAAACGAGGAAATACATCGGCAAAGTGACGGGTCACATGCCCAACAGCCCTACGTTTAACGAACTGATGGCACCCTATAACACGTCGCCATCCTATCCCCGCGCACGCAGCAGCTATAACGATGATGACGGTGAATATGGCAGTGGCTCCCGCTCATCACGTCCGGTAACGATATCCAACCAGATCACCATTAGCGGCGTGGCAGGCGTAGAAGAAACCGAACGCGCCGTTCGTCGTGTGATGGATGAGCAGTCGCGTGAATATGTGGAGCTGACAAAAGATGATGGTCGATAACGTAAATTATCAGTTTGGTCGGGATTACCTGATAACCATTTCAAGCAGTAGCAGCAGGGGAACCCTCACATTTGCCCCACCGATGCAGGTGATTTTCAGTGTGTCCCACACGCCGGGCAACATGACCGGCAAAGCAAAAATCACGATCTATGGCACATCAAAAGGCACGCGCAGGGATATTTTTTATAAATACGACACGGTAGAGATAAAAGCGGGTTACCTGGGCAACTGCGGGCTGATTTATCGGGGGCAGATATTTAATCGCTCAACGCAACGCGAAGGTGTAGCCACGACCTTGACGCTGTACTGCTTTTGTGAGGGCGAAAAAATGTCCAGCGCCTTCATAGCACACACATGGGGTGAGAACACGCCCGCTATTGAAATTATCCGGGATACCGCTACCACCTTTGGCCTACCAATGGAAATCATCGGCGATTTCTCCGATCTGCCCCCCGCCATTCAGGGTAAAACCCTGATGGCAATGACCAAGGATGCAATGGATGCCCTGAAGCGTATTTACGATTTTAAATGGTGGCTGAAAACGGACGGTGTAGCCATCATCCGTAATGGAGCAGAAAAGCCCGGCAAGCCGAGAGTGATCGACATAAACCACGGCATGGAAGGCATACCGCGCATCTATATGAATTATGTCGAGGTCGATGTCAGATTGGATCACGTCATTACTCCCGGTGACGTAATTCAGGTTTATTCCGAGCATGAACAATTGGGCTTTAGCGAGATGTATCGCACTAACATGCAAGCCTATTCACGGGCATTCCGAAACAAAAGCAGGCTGGTGGTGGAAAGCGTCGATCATATCGGCAACTTCTGGCGCGATGACTGGACAACGACTATTACCGCCCGTATGCGGAGTAATGAGGTTATTCGATAATGGCAATGAGCAATTCACAAGTGAACCCGCTATACCGCGCAATGGAAGCGGTGAAAACCTCCGTGATACGGGATGTGATGACGACGATCCCCGGACATGTCATGGCCTATAATCCAACAACTCAACGCGCACAGGTACAGTGCGGTATTCAGCGCAAGTTAGCCGGTCGCTACGTTGATGTACCCATTATTATCAATGTGCCGGTGCGCTTCTCTGGTACCGCTGAGTGGGCAGTCTTTCACGAGCTGCCAGCAGGCACCGAGGGGCTTGTCCATTTTGCCAAACAGTCTATCGATGCGTGGATCGATCAGGGAGGTATTGTTGCGCCTGCTGACGAACGTCAATTCTCCGCTGACGATGCGTTTTTCTCCCCTGGCTATCGATCGCTGAAAACGGTGATTCCCGACCTGCCCACATCCGGCATGGGAATGACAAATCGTGACGGCTCTGTGCGCATTCACCTGACCGATGACGGCATAACCCTGACATGTGGCGGCGTTTCGTTGACAGTTTCGCCTGAAGGGATAACGCACAGCGGCAAAACAACGCTAGACGGGCGAACAAAGGTTACCGCTGGTGGCTTATCTGTTGGCGAGATTGAGTTTAGCGATCACGTTCATGACGGCGTGGAAACGGGTACGGGTAGCACGCAGCGGCCACGATAACGCTTTATCGAATACGGTACCGGATTGATACAGGACGGCTACCGGCCACCAGCAGAACGCGAGGATATGACCATGTTAATGAGTAAAGCCGAATATGCACGGCATTGCGGTGTAAGCCGTCAGACCGTGTACGATTGGGTAAAAAAGGGTGAGGTGATTCTTTCTGGCGCGAAAATCGATGTCACAGCGACCGATGCCAAACGTAATAACGATGAGATCGCTTACCTATCCCCAAAAGCTGTGGAAGAACCACAGGATGATGAAACCCAAGAAACAGAACCAAAGTACCAGCCTTTCTCTGCTTCAGACCAAGAGGCCGCGGATATCGTGCTGACATTCGATGACATCTACCCGCCTGCATCCACATACGAAGAACTACAGACACGTATATTAGACGCAGCGGAAGCCCTTAATCTGGAAGTTCGTTTGCTGGAGGTGGACGACGAACATATTCGCGGCATTGAGTTGTATGACGCCGATCAGGATTGTGTTGCCCGTCGCTGCGATTCGCACATTTTTGAACTGGAAGCGCTAACGTTTTTGAGATGGCTTGTTGTGGAAAAGAAGCTAGGACGGTTAGAGGCGGTCACGAAAGCAGGTCTAGCAGCGTTATCTGAACCCTTCATTACCAATGCAAAAGCTGTTTATGGTGACAGGATGGTTGAGTGAATCGATAAGGGCTGGCGTTGACACCGTCCCAAGACTTGACACTTTTTGCCGATCGTAAAGCAGGGATGTATAGAAATGTTAAGGTTTATCGTGAATCTCACCGTGATAGCGTCAAGAATCCCCCAATGTGTAAAGCGTCTATATAGAGATTTATATAGGTTATCGGCAATAGGTCGGGCGCAGATCGGCGCATTCCTCACTTCTGATGAGTCATTGCCGCCGAGTTTTATCAGTGGGTTATCCTGAAAACCTTCCCCCATTGATAGCGTTGAGCACCTGTAAAGCGACCGACACATTAATGTGTAAAGTGTCCGACCCAAAAAACGGTCGGAAAGCTGGATGGTCGGATAAAATAGCTATACCAAAAATCAATTCTTCAAATTGAAAATCAAATTGCCCGCCAATTGAAATCAATTTGCTGATATTGCTGCAAGACCGCGTGAATGCTGGCTTTTTGCTTTGCTGGTGGCTTTCTACTGGCTGGCTTCGTGGTGGACGTAACAACACAACTGGTTAGGTAAGCGTTCATTTGAGCGGCGAGAAAGTGTCAATTTGCGCGACCAGTACGATGTATAGAAATGCTAAGATTTGCTGTATCGGAATGTATCGGCTTTTCTGGTGAAGGTGTAAAGCGCGAACACCACTAATCCTTACGTTCGGCCAAAAACGAAACCTGAAGGTTTACACATTCCCCGAAAACGAAACGGATACGGGTTGAATCTACCACCCGTTCGCTGTGTCGGCATTCCGGTCAACGATAAAAGATTAGGGCGTGAATGCGCAATGGTATTCACTAAGTACCTGTGATAATTCTTTGTTCGGATAAATCCTAGGCGTAAACTAAGTACTCAATTTATGAAAAAGGAGGTTCACATGCCGTGTTTTATAGCTCACTCGGTAGTCGATGGTGTTGATTCAACTGCTAACCGAAAAAACGCAATATTAAAAGGGTTTACTAAAGCTGTTGAATTAGCTAACGCAATAAATGGGACAATACTGATTGTATTGCCTAGTATACAAAATGTAAGGAATGGGGTTCTCGCTGATGCGCTTGGGGCTGAGCTTGCTAAACATTTAGAGAAGCCAAATCCATTTCAGATCGGCAAAATAACGATTAGTAGGATTGCTTCACGTCAAATCCCTGTTTCTATTCAAGCGAACACAGTAGTATGGATGGTACATCCTCAACTCATAACTGCCGAGGCAGTAACCAAAGTTTGCTCTGCATCAACAAATATTATTGCAACAGAATGGGTTCCTTTTGATGAGTTAAAACGCTGGCGTACTGATAATCATGCCAAAGTTATCTAATTATCTCTTTATCGATTAAACCGCATATTAAACCGCCTCCGTGAAGTGAGCCCGCATACCGGACACTTTCCCTGGCGGTTTTTTGTTGCCATCACATTATTCATTTCATAATGAATAGAGTAAACGATATGGACGAATTCCTTGGCGTCGTTCAGTGCAAGCCGTGACGTGTAGGAAATGGTTGATGCGGCAAACAACAGGCCGGAGGTTGCTCACGTCGATATGGCGAGAGCGTGCGGAGCATGCTTATTAAAATTGGCGTAAATTTTGGAATAGGTTGGAAGGATCGCTTACGCCAATTCACGGCAAAGCCTTATACCGATTGGCTTACATCGTAATTTCTCAAAAATCCCGTCTTAAATTCTTCTCCGCCCAGTTCGCGCAATTTCACCAATAAATTAGACAGGGTTAGACGGATTGAGATAACGAAAAACGGGTAACGCCTTATCTGGCAAGCGATACAGGCCAACAGCTACAAATCCCCGTCCAAAAAAGCCGAGATAGTTTTATTTACTTTTACATAATTGAACATGGCTTTTGAGCCTACCCCGCGCCACTACCGGCTTTAACGGCAATTTGTTCTCATGGCATGTAAAACAACAAATCGATCATCACAACATCCTTTTTCTACAAACTGACGCTGGCTATCTATAAGGATATAGTAACGTTGTGAGCGTTACACGCTGGTGGAGCTATGCCACCAGCAACGTACACAAACAGCAGTACAGACTCAGCCATGAATGCCGATATCATCCCTGTGTATCTGTTTATGAGAGGTAACGTTATGCGATGGAACGTGGTACTGCTGGCGGCATTATTGCCGTTTTTTATTACTGGCTGTTCATCTGGTATTTCCAATCAAAAAATTGAGCAAGATAAAAAATGGAATACCATGATGGAAGAAAGAAACAAAAAAATGCAGGCAGATCAGGAGCGGGAAGAAAGGGAAGAAATAGCAAAGCGTGAGAAGGAAGAGGCACGCATAGCCGCAATACCCCGCCAAAGATGTTACCTGCAATCACCTAATGGCGACCAAACCGTTAAGAGGTTGCTCGATATTATCAATCGGGAGAATGTCACCTGCCGATTGGATCGAGTTCCCGTCAAGGTAACACCGTTATGGCCGTCTGGTTTTCGAGAGTATCAGTACGGTGTACGAGTTAATGAAAGAGAGTCTTTTTATTTAGGTGAGGATGGGATTCCTGGGCTCATATACAACCAAGTAATGGATTGCCAACCCCATGACGTGGCGTCAAATGCGCGAGGGATGGAATATAACAATTGTGTGGCTTATCTGGCTAAAGGGCTGCGTATGTGGGCAGCGATGACACGCGATAAATCCATCTCAGATGAGACGTTTCGCTCCTATCTATTTTATGCGAACCGGGTAGATTTTGGGGAGTGGGCGCTTTTCCTCTGGCAGTACAAGCGTGCTCAATAGAACGCATCACCATATGAACCGGCTACAGAGCCGGTTTTTTTGTACCCACTCAAACGGTAACGGCAGCAGCGGATCATGATGTTGGTTCAATCAGGGGTTAGTGTTGGTTCAAAACGCTCCTGCGTTGGTTCAGTTTTTGAGAAAATAATTAATGAAAACAATCGTCTTTACAAATTGAACCAACTGAACCGACTGAACTAACGTACTTTTGCTTATATATGCGTTTTCAGAGAGGTTAATTGTTAATCAAGGCAAAAGCGTGCAAGTGTAAACGAGTCTCAGATTTACTTGTATTTTCGTTGTCCTATGCTGCCACCTTGATAATTCTTTGTGCAGCTTCAAGGGCGTTGTTGACGGGAATAAAATTGATTTTCTCTTTAAAAGCCAGCTCGGTCAGTTCCTCAACATGCCCCCGCATGGTGACTACAGTCTTGGGCGGTATGGTCGGGTCTTCAAAAGAAGGTATACCTACAATCACATCCAGCGTTGCTGGTTTCAATACCATCTCAGAACGGTTAAGCGATTCGAGATCGTAGACTTTAGCTTTAATTGAGCTAATAGAAGCAGACAACCTACTCGGCACCATCAACCCAAAATTTGATGCGTATAAGTCATTATAAAAACCAAATTTTGTATGGAGCTTAGCACTAGACAACTGAACCCTGCCCCCAAAAAAATCGGCTAATGTAGGATTGAGCGCCCTTGCTTCATCTAGAATTTTCGTTGCCCACTGCTCTGATTGTTTCTGGCTGGGTCGATCATCATACTCATCACGATCCGCTTCAAGTGCTAAGGTACCTAGACTTGCTGTAAGCCTGACAGCCTGCTTTGCAATGCCCGAAAGAGTATCATCTAAGGCATTAGAATCGCGTGAAATAGAGAACCCAGTAACAGGGGAACGCCACCCTGCCAATGTAGAATGGATTGATAAATAGGATTGCAGAGAGTTTTTTACCCAAATAATCATATCTTTTATAGCGTCAGACTTAGTCCCATAGATAGCTTCAAGAACCTCATCTCTTATCGACTGGATTATGTCGATTCTTCCATCATCGCCCCTAACTACGATGATGGTATTTATCCTCTCACCGGACGCAACTATAGGCTCAAAGGAAATTGACCACCATTTGCCTGCATAGGTAGGTTTTGCTGGGAAAAATGAAAGATCAATTGTCAT